CGCCGAGCGGCGGTTCATCAGCCAGTAATTTGGCCGGTAGCCAACCGGGTATTTGCTGAGCAATTCAGCCAGACGCGCATCGGTGACACCAGCACCGGAGTCGCTGCCGACGGCGCTCAACCGACCAACGCTGTATTTGCTGCCGACCTGCATCCCGACCCACGCGGTCAAGTTGGCAACGTGCGCAGGATAGACAGAGCTGGTCCCCACGTTTTCGATACGCCACTCACCCAGTTCAAAGGTGGTACCGGAACCGAATACGAGCTGGACGCCTTGGGTGTCGGTGTTGATGCCGTAAACGGAGGACAAAGCAGTGCTACCGCCAGCGCCTACCACAAGGCCGGAGTTGAAAGCGGTGTGAATCGCCTGCAAGCCGGGGAAGCCCTTGGAATCAACGCTGGTTCCGTATATGACCTGCGAACCCAGTTCAATCATCGCTTGGCGCATGACGCCAATGGATTCGATGTCTTTCCAAGCCTGCTCACCATCTTCGTAAGCGCGAGCGACCGCAACGTCAGCCTGAACGGCGCCGCTGAGGATGTAGCACTCAATGAGTTGATTCTCGAACTCCGATTTCGTCGGGGTCGAGCCTTCGTTGGCAGCGCGGAAGCCGACGCCTGGGTACGAGACGCGGGAAGCGATCTTGTAGCTGGTGCCGCGAATGGTGCGGGCTGGCAGGATCTGAACTTCGGGAGCGTAGGTCAGCGTTTCCTCAATCAGCCCGACGATGGTGTCGGAGCCGTTGAGTTTGGCAATGTCGAGAAGATTGGCTTGTGGCATGGTCTTGAGAGAAAGTTGTTATGAGTTGGCCGAAACGTAGGCCGCTTCGGTTGGGAATTTTTCGGTGAACGCACGAACCGCTTTCAAGCGATCGAGACCGGTGGCGGTCCCGATTGCTTGATTCTTGGCTTCGTGGTAGGAGATAGCTGGAACCTTGACCTCTGGCTCGTTGATAGGAGCGGCAAACGCAGCAGGCGCAGGAGCGGCGGCGGCCAGTCGAGCTTGTAGCTCAATGTCGCTGTTGCCTGCTTGCAACGCCTTCAGGTCAGCCTTGAGTTGTTCGCACTCAGCCAAGACCTTGGCATTGTCTTCGGCGAATTGCGTAGCCACCGCATCGAACTTAGCGGTGAACGCGGCGAACTGCTCCGCGATAATGGCGGAAAAATCAACTTGAGGTTCTGGCGTAGGCGCCGGTGGGTCAATTGGCATAACATCTTCGTCACTGTCAATCTGATCAGCCGAAAACACGCCATCAGCATTGGCTGCGGGGGTGTCTACAAAGTCTGCCGAGTATAGACCGCGTGGGCGGGTCATGTAGTTTCCACTCTCTTTGTCCAGCTCTGGCGCATCTGCTGCAAACATCAAGGAGACGCCGAAAGCGGACGGGATTTCATTGATCATTTCAAGGAGCATCTCCTTTCCGCTGTGCGCATCGAACAAAGTCAGGTCCGCCAGCAGCTTGCCTTTGCTCACCCGGAAGTTCTCGTAGTAGCCAACTGTATCCTCGACGGAAGAGAAGTGATTAAGCTTTGCCTTCACCCGGCCTTTCTCGATTGCAAGCGACTTGAATTTGTTGAGTGAACGCTTGTCCACAAACACCCCATGACCGAGTGCAGGGCCTTCCTGAATCAAAGAAACACCCATGATGGTATTTCCTGAAACCTTGCCTTGAAACGCTGCGAATGTCTGAATCTCTTCGGTGACTGGCATACACGCCAAACCGATGTCAATCAGTGCTGCCAGCCTCGGCCTCATCCTCGGCAATATCTTCGGCCTCGTCCTCGGGTGACTCTTCGTCCTCAATCTCTGGCACGTCCTCCGTAGGTGCAGCCGCTGGTGCCGGGATAGCCGGCGCGTTAGGAGCCCGCCGCTCTAGCATGTAGATGGCGGTTGGCAGATCCAGCACGCCGCCAGATGCCTCTTGTACCATCTTCGCATCTTCGACAAGCTCCATGGCTTCTGCGCGCAGCAGGCTGCGGATAATGTTGCGATCCTCACCGCGATCCGCTGCAATCTGCGTCTTGCTGATAATCCCGGCCATGGTTTCGTCGATGAGCGCCTTTGATTCGCGCCCGATGTCGGCGGTGACCTTGGCAGGGAAGCGCCACTCACCGGCATCAAAGTCCGCGACAGCCGGCAAATGACCAAGCTGGATGCCGCGAGCGATGACCCGCATGACGATAGGATAAAGGAACTTCTCCTCCAGCGTTAGCTGAGTCATTTCAAACTCCCGCGCAGCCTGCGCCGCTTCCATCCGAACGGCTGTCCCCTGGCCTGCCCAAGAATAGATGAAGCCAAACGGAAGCCCGACGGTCAGGCCGGTCGAGCGAACGAGAGTGTCCAAGAACCCGTTAAATGTTGGTGACGGACGATTAAAATCGACCGGGTTGAACGATTCACCTTCTGCGAGGTACTGGATGGCGCCCGGCTCGACCTTCTTCATCCGGTCGGCGTCGCTCATGTAGTCGCTGTGCGTGGTATCCAGCGAAACATCTTGATCTGCGCTGCCGTCTGCGTTGTTGATGACGCCGCTGATCGAGGACAAATACTTCACGGAAATCTTTTCGCATGCGAGGATCTCTTGCAGATCTTTGATGTCGGTGATTGCCGCATCAAACGCAGAAAACCCGCGATAAGAGTCTAACCGGGTCGGGTCGAACAAGTGCAGAAACTCCTGAGCAGGCACCTCAAGCGCAGGCATCATGCTTTCGCCGGTTGTGCTGCGGTTGTAGATCCGGTAACGGATCGGCCTACCCGTCGAGTCGATGACGACGCCGGAAAAGTCCTGCTCGCCCCTTTTAAGCGGTTTGAATGGCTTCGCATCCGTTCCGTTGCGGTTGGGAATCGAGCCAATGCGGTCGGCCTCGATGGCCTGTAGCCGGATCGGACTGATTTTAAGCATCTCGTCCAGCGGAGTCATCGGCACTTCAGACACGATGTAGCCGATGTCCCCGTCACGCTTCATCGAGGTCACGCCCAGCCCGGCCAGCACCCGGAAGTGATGGCGCCGGGTCAGGTCGCAGCTTGCCATCCACCTTTCCACGTAGGCGGTAATCGCTTTGTTCGCCTCCTCGGAGCTTGTGCGCGGCACGTACTGCAAGCGCCCCACCGAGAACGTCCTGTACTTGCGCAGGATCGACTTTACTACACTGCTGTTCTCCTCCAGCCACCGCGCTTCCCGAATCAACGTCACCCGGTCGGTGTGGTTGCGGCTAGAGTCAGGCTGATCCAGTGATTGCCCGCTCGCCCGGCGATTGGTCGATGATTGCGCTCCGACGCGCCAGTATCCCACCTTGTCGCCCGCCTCAAGCTGCGCCTTCGCGCGCTGGCGTTGCAAAGCGGTGGCCGGACTGAAGAACCTGATAGTTTGCTCGATAAAACTCATAGCGGAAAGGTTGAAAAGTCAGGTTTCAGGCGGTTGGAGATGAGTGGATACTTCACTGGGTCAAGCTGGTGCATTCTCCGCATCACAGCCCGCATCAAAGTCATCACGGGAATGCCGCCGTCCGTGCCAGACGCGCGGGTCTCGGACTCACCACCGCCCGACGTGCTGATAACGATGGTGCCTTGCCCTTCGGTCAGCGCCGATAAGCACTGATCATAAAGGGTCTCGCAAAATTGCAGCGACGCATATCGTAAAATTGAAGGTCCGCCCATAAAGTCATCCTGTCTGTCAAGCGTTGACAGCCTCCACGTCGTTTGTGATGATTTCGGCCTGTCCGATGATCTTTTCGATGCAAGCGGCCAGAACCTGCATGGCTTCGGCGTCGAACGAGTGGTTTTCGCCCAGCTTCTTGAAGAACGTCTTGTTTTTGCCGGTCCGCTTGTCCTTCTCGGTGACAAAGACCTCGTTCTGGATCTCCTTAAAATACCACTTTGGCGCATTGTGCGCGATCTGCCATGATGCGCCCTGGCCTGCGCGCAGGCGATGCAGTACCAGCTTGATGTAGTCGCTTGACCACACAATGCGGTCGCACAAGTCAGCCTGCCGAGCGTTGCGCACCTTGGATCGAGCAAGCCCCACGCCGGAATCAACGTGCTGGATCTGCGAATACGGACGTTTGACCGACCGGCTGCGGCCTGTCCGCTTGTCCAGCAGAGTCCATGTGAAGAACTGCGCTTTGTCGCCCTTCAATGCGATCCAGTTATTAGCCGCACACTGGCGGTAGACCTCACCTTGGTACCGCTCAAAGCCGCAATCGACGAACACGCGACGGTCGGTGATTTCTAATCTCTTCTGTAGGTCGGCCAGTTGCGCCCATGTGTGCAGCTCACCAGCGTAAAACAGTCGAGATTCTCCGTTTTGTGCCCACAACCGAACGATGACGCGGAAATAATCGCGCTGAACGTCTACCGTCATGTAACGCCGGAACTCTTGATCCCACGGCTCTTCCATCGCAAAACCACCGGACAAATTGACCTCTTCGGACTGAAATTCCCGCATATCCCAGAACTCGCCCAGTCGTTTGCGTACAAACTCCGCGAGCGGCGAGTAATCGCCCAGTTTCCGCGCGTGTTCGGCCTTGAGAAACTCGCTGGCGATGGTGTCCCACGCAACCCATGGCACGGTCAGCGCGTTCCAGTGGTACGATTTCACGCGCGGGTCTGGTGCTGAATTTTGGTTGAGGTAGAACCCGCTGTTTGCTATCTGCCGGCGGACTTGCGGCTCGTCTTTGAGGTGCACTTTGCACGATGGGCACTCGTAACGCACCGTGTTCTTGATGCGCGCGAGGTCGTATTTGCCGTCAGCCAGCTTGGCGCCTTCACCGTCCCACTTGAGCTGCCCAAGTACCATCGGCCATTTCTCTCCGCAGGCGGGACAATCCACATGCCACTCGCTGCATGACCCGGCGGAAAAACTCTCATAGAACTCACCGCTGTTGTTCATCGGCGTCGATACGTAGATCCGCTTGGAGTTGCGCGCATCAAACGAGGTTGTCCGCTTGCGTGATTCGTCGATGTGCCCGTGCGTCCAATAAGCGGCTTCGTCCCCGATGACGTAGCGCGCGGCTTTTGACTGGAGATTGTGGATGTTGCTGGCGCCCATCACATACTGTGTCATATGCGCGAATGCCACCGTCCGCTTTTGGATGCTCTTGTCCCCCTTGTTGAGCATTGCGCGCACCGGCTTGCAGTCGAGAATGCGATGCTTGAACCGAGTATCTAGGAACTCGTCGGCGTGCTCGTCCGTTTGCAGGTAGAGACACATGTCCCCGCCTTCCTCGGCGATCAGGTAGAGCATGGCGCCCTCGGCCAGGGCGGTTTTCGCACTCTGCACCGAGCACGCGCAGATGATTTCGCGCGTCTCGTGATTCCTCAGCTCTTCAAGCGGCGCCTTGATCCACGGCGAGTTCCGCACGTCGAATGACCCGAGAATCGGCCCGCGCTCAAACCTCACATGCGTGCGCAGCCACTCGTCCACCGGTAGCTTCGGCGTTGGCCGCCAAACCTCCGCCATTAATGGGTAGATCGAGAATGCCATCAGCTTTTGCGCGGTCTCCCTCGCTTCACTGGCTCGGTTGGCGCGATCTCGACTTCCATCATTTCAACGTCCACTTTCTTCGCCTTGAGCTGCTCCTCGATCTTGATGTAATCCTCCTGCTCCATCTCCCGCAGGATCTTGTCGATGCATGTGAGAAGCCGCTCCTCAGCCTCCGCCGGTGACACGCCACTGACCTCGTATGCCATCTCAGGCGGGATGCGTTTGATCTTCTCCTTGATTGCATACATGACCGCCCGCACCTGCGCCAGCACCTCATCGACGGACACGTATTTTGCCTGTAGAATCTCAATCTGGGTGGCCAGTTTCTGGCACTCCAGATGGATCTTTCGCGCCTTAAGCGACGCCACGTCCTGC